TGCCCCCCGACTTTGTCAGTTGGGTCATCATGGGACTATCTTTCCTTCGCTACAAAGATGTAGTCGATGTCGGTGGTTTCAGCACCGGCAGCGCCATTGAGATAACCAAAGCCAACGGCCATTTCCGCACCGGGAACGGTGATGCTGGTAACGGTATCAACCAGCACATCGTTCTTATAACAAAGGATGCTGGTCTTACCGTCGTAATACGCCGACAACGTGAGAAACGTGTCGTCTTCCACCGTTGCAATCGTCTCGCTGTCAGTATCGGTAGAATTGTCGTCGTTGTTGAAATAAACAGTGGCAGCACCATCAACGCTTTCAAACAACCAACGCATGGTTGCGTCCTGTGGCGTGGTATCTGTCGAATGCAAGCCGACAACCCAATCAGACTGGGTAGCATCACCAACTGAAATGCGGGTTTTTAGAAAAGCCTTTTTGCCGCTTGCCAGTAGAAAGATTTCACCGATGGTCTGGGCAAATATTCCATCATCTTCATCGGCTGCGGTAGTTATACGAGCGAGGCCACCGGCTTCATCGGGGGTACTGATGGCGGAAGTGCCAGCACCAGCGGAAGTCGCTGTAATCGTCCATTCAGTCGAAAGCGGTTCGTGGTTGAAATCATCCCAAAAGATGTGCCACTTGGTGGGGTCCAGCATCCCAAATTCATACAGGGGATTACCGGAGATGACGTTGGAAACGCCATTTGTAAAATGTGTAGGCATTGAACAGTTCTCCTATTAGGTTACCATGACCAGCATGAGGCCAGCCACATTCAAATGCTCTTGAGAGTGTAACGAGAACTTTTCAGGAACGCCACCATAAATATTGTCCGGACAATGTTTGTTCACAGTATGTGCGTAACTATTTTGCATAAAAAAGGGGGGGCACCAGCGGCACCCCCCCCTTTTTTCGTCCAAAAAAACTTAGGACGAACCCGGCGAACCATATACACCGAGGTAGTCAGAAACGCCAAACGAGTAACGCTCACGGCTTTTATACCTGACATTGCCCGTATCAAAATCGCCGTCCATTGAATTTGAAAGCGGGACGCGGTTGAAATACTTCAACCCATTTGGACAGTCCGTCTTCAAAAACCAAGCGTTCGTGTCGGTTAGGTAGTTATTAACGGTGTAACCGTCACGAACCGTGCTGTTATGAACGATGGCGTTGACATCGTTGTCAGCCACACCAGTCCTATACTGTGAGTTCAGGATGCGGGTGGCAACAAACTGCAAGTTGGTCGGAATGACCAGCTTGACTGGTTGTGCGGCAACCAACAGACCGCGTTCGTCGGTCCAGTTGGAAATCTGGATGGTAGCGTCTTCGATTGACGTTTCATTCAGATCGACCGCTGTGCTGGGACGGTTGGAGAGGTCTGAACCCTGCACAATGCTGTGCGAGGTAGAGAACAACTGGTCGCCGTCGCCAGTCAGGTAGCCAGTGGTGGCGGTGAACCCGGTATTAAACGGAACCATCGCCTTGACTTCCTTGGTGTAGGCCATAGCGCGAGCCAAAGCCTTAGTGTACCGCGATGACAGACTGTCATACAGGTTATCTTCCATCGCCTCTTCGGTGATGGAAAAGCCCATAGCAATCGTCTCGTGGTCATACCGCTGGGTGAAACTTTCCTGCGCGGTATCATATGCAAGCGCCCCACCCTCTTTCTTGACGGGGGCCGCCCCGAAACCAGATAGTTTGGTTTCTTCTTCAAAGGAGCGTTCCGAATTTTCGCTATCGTAAACCTCCAGATGTTGATCTTGGTATTTATCATACTCAAGGCCAAACAGGGCGTTAAGGCCCGGAAGGAGTTCCTTGAGTAATTGTGCGCGTGAAATTGATGCCATTGCTCAATCCTCCTACGTGCCAAGGGCAAGTTCGTACTGGTGGATACCAAAGTTCCACTTGACGATCATGTCCGTATAAGCGTCCCCAACGGAACTGTCGGGGCCGTCAACAAAATCCACCAACCTAAACGGAAAGGTGTTGGTGGTAGCAACGCCAGACTGGTCGAGAGCCAAGATTGACTTGCCAATGTTGGCATTGCCAGCCGCATACGTAATGACCTCACTGTTTAGACCAAATGCGGTTTGTGCAATAGTTCCATCCGCTTGAGCCTGAAAAAGCTGGTCCGGATCGTCCGCGACATGGGCCAAAACGTCGGTAGCCGACGTTGAGGCTGTCCACATCTGGGCGAAGACCTTGTAGTTCAGATTCGGATCGGTGAAGCTGCAACCCTGAAAAACCCCAATGGGGCGGGTCGAGGTTGCATTGGTATCAATTTCGATTGTTCCGGCGGCAACCAGTTCCACAATGTCACCAAAGAACACGCTGGTGCCATAGGAATTGGTCATTTTAAGTTGACGAAACGAACCGTTTTCGTAGCCGCCAATTCGATTTACCGGAACAAATCCGTAAGGAGCCGCTGAAGCTGCCATCTTACTGTTCCTTTATGCAAAGTTAAGCTCCGTCAGTTTTTACCTCTGGAGCGACCAACGCCGAACGTGGTCTCCGAACGACGCTCTGTTTCCAGAAGCGGCATTCGGGGGTCGTTCTCGCGCATAAAATTCTGATCGACGCTTACCGCCTGTTCCTCTGCCTTTTTCTGATAATACCCATCACGTTTCGCCATAAGTTCTTCAGAACATTTACACAACATTAGGCCACCGATAACGATATTGTTTTCAAAGCCGTCTGTGTCCCGGTCTGACATAATCATCAATTCAGGATGATCTTCAGCCAGACACGGTTCCCAGCCTTCTCTGTATCGCATCGACACGTTCCTGTTGTCCGTTTCCCCCAATATGGAGGTGCGGACCCAGCGGAACACGTAGCCGTCCTGCGGCTTCGGGTCAGGTAGATTTGACGGGGGACGATAGTGGGTCACCCTGTCTTCGGTTTCGCGTGTTTCATTGTCTCGCGCTTTTGGCGCGGTGCGCTTTGCTTTAGCCATTAGTCAACTCTTCCTTTGCGACTTGTGCGGCATACTGCTTGTTAGTCAACCCAAGACGCTTTGCGAGAGCGACTTGAGTGGTGGTTAGCTGCACTTTGCGCGGGGGTTTACCGCCCCGTGACGGCCCACCCACAGGGGGTGGTTTTCTTCCAGAGGTCACAGCAGGGGCAGAATCCGCCCCGTTACCACCTTCTTGCCCACTGGAAAAACTGTATTCAGGGAACACTGTTTGTAGTCCCTCGTCGATCTTTCGATAATATTCATCGTGATGCACCTGCGGGTTTAGACCTTCCATCACCAGTTTCTGATGAAGGCCAACCGCATAACCGGTCATATCTTCATAACCAGATGCATGAAACCAAGGGTTATCCCTCAACCACTCCATTGCCTTGGCATCTGGAGCGGGGGTCTGCCCTGACTGAGATTGTGGCTGCCCAACCTGTTGGGTCTGCCCTACTGGCTGCTGACGACGTGATCGTTCAAATCTTTCTGCATCAGAAAGTGCCTTGACACGCTCGGCATGAAGCCTGCTGAGTTTCTCCTGCGCCCCCAAAAGGGCATCCGTTTCACCCCCCTCGTAGGCTTCCTTAAACTCTGTTCGTGCCGCATCAAGTTCGGCGTCACTTCGCGCCCCATATTGCTCAATCAATACTGCATTGGAACTTTCCAGACCATCGCGGAGGGCGGCGTTGTCGCCAGCTACGTGTTCGGCGTATCTAACGGCCTCTTCACTTTGACGAAGAGCACCCTCTTTGGCGCGACGCTCTTCGTGAAACTCATACTTCAACGCCTTGATGCGCTTCTGAGCAGCATCCGAATAGTTTTTGATTTCCTCCTCAAACTCTTCGCTGTCAGGGTCTACCCTGTCGGCGGCTGGACGGGCCATCTGCCTGTCCTCTTCGGGAGTATCATCAAGAACTTCAATCTCGACCGCAGACTCTTCTGGCTCTGGAAAGTCCTGCGATTCCTCAAATTCCTGTTGTTTAGCTTGTTTGGGACTCATGCTCTTGTATAACCTCGCGGGTCTTCTACGACAGCCTGAACCGTATCGTCGTTGATGATACGAAACTCTTTGCCGTAGATGTTAAAACGAACCCCCTTGTAGGCCCCGATCAATACAAAATCACCCTCCTTACACCACGGTTCATCACCAAACCGCTCTTTATCAGTGTAACATTCCGGCCCCATAGCAAGCACAAGGCCGACAACGGTGGATGTTTGCTCTATGAGCTTGGTGGTATCGGCTTTGATAACCCCCCCAACCGTCTTTTCCTCTATTTCAGGAAGAGCGATAAGGATGCGCCATCCCTTTGGTTGTGGTAGTTGACTACCTTCCCTTTCGGGAAGCTCTTCTGAAGCTGGCTCTGAAACAGAAATCCCCCCTCCCGTACTAACCAAGTGCGGTCCCTTGCGTTCCAAATTAGGCGTGGTGGTGTTCATTTATCCTCTTTTTCTCTCTGTTCAAGTTCTTCAAGAACGTCAAGCAGACTTCTCTCCGCTATCGCAAGCCCCTCGATTTTACCGACATTTTTGGCATATTCCATTGCCACTTCTGTGGCGCTTCCTGCGGACATACACCCGCCTGTGGCTGTAACGTCAGCGAGTTCATTCATATCACGACGAAGGCGTTCACGCAAAGCGTCTAAAATACTACCGGCCAATATTCATTCCTTCAACTATTATTTTCATTTTTGTTCTCTTTTTGGTCCCGTTGCGTTCGCGCCCGGAGAAGGTCCATAAACTTTCCTGCCAGAGTTGCTGAAGTTTGAACCCGTGACGACTGCGCCTGCATTTCAGATTTCTCGATGTCTCCTTCATGCTGCAATTCCGCAATTCTCTCTTGTGAATCAATGCGTTCGCGCTCTATTGCATCGTCTGCAATGCCCATCCCAATATCCACACCAAGCTGCGCCGTGGCCTGATCCTGCTGGCCCCTGACACGCTCCTCTTCGGTGAGCAGCTTCTGGATTTCCATAAGAACTTCGATTCTTTCTTTTTCCGCATCTGTCTGCTTATCCACCAGATACATTTGCTCTTTGGACTTGAGTTGTTCTAATCCAAGCATGGCACGAAGACGATCTGCAAGGCCCTTGCGCTTGACCTCGTCGGCCTTGGTTTGGGCCTCCTGACGCTGAAGCTGGAGAACCGGATCGTTCTCTTCCTTGGCGTTCTTTCTTACCTGCTGCTCTGCCAAATCCTTCTTGAGAACCTTGTCGGCGGCATCGGCGGTGAGTTTCGACAACATGACTTCGGCGTCGGCGGGGAGTGGTTCATCATGGTCGGGCATGGGAACACCAAGCTGCTTCTCTATCTCCCGACGATACTGGAAAGCCACATGCTCTTGTATATGCGCCGCACCAGCAGCAGCCATAGCTTTGGCTGCTGGCGACTTGCTCATAATTTCCTGAATTAACGGGTCTTCCGCAGCAGCGATATGCACCTGTATATGACTTTCGTGATCTTGATGGATGTGGGACTTCACTGGCTTGCCCGTCATTATTGCCATGTTTTCCGCTACCGGGTCCATCGGTTTGCGCTCTTCATCCAGCGGGATGATTTTATCGGCATTGTCAATACCCATCGCATCTATCATGCCGCGATGAAGCTGTTTCAGGTCATATATATGAGGAGCGGTGGTGGCTAACTGAAGAACCGCTTGGTTCTGCATAATTCTTTGGGCCATAGTCGATGCGTTCGGGTTCGATATCGGAAGAATGTCAACCCGGTCATCATAATCCTGCGCCCGCGTAGCCCCCTCTTCAACGTCATATTCGTATTCCGAAGACTGAAAATCCTTAACCAGCCCTGCGATCAGTTTGAACTCCTTCCGCATAGAAGAATGAATGCGGGCATGAACGCTGGACATTACCTTCATGCCGCGCTCGATAATTGCCAGCGTTGTACCAACCGGGGCCTGATTGTCCATTTCTGAAATCTTCAGGTCTGCAATACTGGCAATATTGCGCCCCTCTTCAACGATCTTGCCAAGAAGTTGAAACAGAACCGATGACGGCTCTTTGTATGGAAGAAACGTGATGTTGTCCTTGATGGCACCGCCGGGGACATCAACGTCCCTGAACTCACCCGGCCTTAGTGGACTGTCATCACCCTTAATCCTCAACCCTCTGGCCTTCAGACCGGCGGGAAGGTTGGAAAGGGTGCCCGCATCAACAAGCTGACGCAGGATGGAGGTGGCTGATTTTGCGATACCACCAAGAAGGTGAACTAGGCCAATTCCATAAAAACCAAGGCCGGGAAGGAATTTGTATTGTACAAAAAATTCCTGCTTGGCCTTTAAGTTATCGTCCTCTTCCCAGTTCCTGTAGATGGAAAGAATCTTCTGGCTGGAGAGTTCGATGGTAATAATATACGGCAGTTCGATGCCGGTCTCTTCATCATCCGGGTCTTTGTCTTCAAACCCCGGCAAATCATAATCGACATGCATTTCAAGAATGGTGTGACGATCATCTCTTTCGACTGACGGCTTTGCGCCGGATACCTTGTCTTCCTTCTTGTCAACGTCGCTGTACTCGATTGACGGCTTGGGAATGTCAATGTCTCTGTAGCGACCCATATACTGGGTCTTCCGCAGATCGTTCGGCCACATCTTCATAACGTGGGTAGCGCGAGGACAGGTGTTTAGGTCTGTGGTACCGTAGGCAACGACAAAATCGTCCGCCATAACATACGGTACCGTCTGTCTGCCAAGCTGAACATCATAATACACCTTCTTGAATACCGACCCGCCAACAGCAAGATGAAACAGGGCCTGTTCATGTTCGTCGCGGTATTCCGGCATGATGTCGATGCATTGGTAGTTCATGTCTTTCTGAACACGCTTGCACTGTTTGGTTCGCTCTGGGGTGGTCTTGCCTATTATCTTTGCCAGCACCGGCCCGGAGGCAGGGAACGTCTCCATCATGGCGTCAGCCACGAACTTGGTTACTGCCTCAGAAAGAATGGGATGAAAAACGCCTGACGCGCCCGACCACGGGACGGAACGCTCCTCAATTTGGAGGCCAAGAAGGGAAAGCCCCTTTATATAAGCCTT